CTTTATATACAATACCATTAAATGTTATATCTACTAATACTGTTGGTCTTGTTTCCGATGGTTCTTGTCCATCAGCGTTTGCTCTGAATACTTTACTTACACCTTTTTTAGGTTTAGTAAAAGTTTTACCATTGTATTTCCATTTTACAATTTTACCTTTAGACTCAAGTATCTCATCAGCATGTAAAGCACATGCCTTTGATCCGTTACCTGTGTCAAACTTAACTCTTACTTTACCAATATCATCTATATCAACTGTTTCTAACCAACCAGTTTCTATAAGTGCTTGTCTATCCCAATGAGCTCTGTCTGTAATATGATCTATTACATTGGACATCATTTTTTCACCATCTATTCTTCCTGCTGGTTCTGCTTCAGCATAATAGTCTCTGTGTTGATAGCCTTCGTAATCAGCACCTGATCCAGGACTACCATTGATCTCTAATAGATATGGTTTGTTTTTAAATATGATATGATCTACACCAACCATATAAGCTCTGGATACTCTAGCTGCTTTTAATACTAATTCTTTTTCTTCATCATTCAATATATATGGTGACGCCTCTGCGCCTCTGTGTGTGTTTGATCTAAAGTCAAAACTACTGTGAGTTCTTTTTGTACTAGCAAAAATTTTATTATCTACTACAAACGTTCTTATGTCAAAATCACTAGGCATATATTCTTGTATTAGAAGTTCTGCTTTTAATTTCCACATCGCTTGTACAGTTGCCACAAGGCCTTCGTAACTTTCTATTTTGATTACTCCTACACCTTGTGTTCCTGTTAGTGTCTTTAAGATGATAGGGAATTTTCCACCAATCATATCTAATCCACTTTTGATATTGTTCTCGTTTGAAATGAATGCTGTTTTAGGCATTGGTAATCCAAACTTCTCAAATAATAATGCTGTTGTTAGTTTGTTATCACAAGTTAGCATTGAAGCTCTTGTGTTCATCATAAATGCTTGTGAGTTTTGAAATGATGATATCAATGAAAGACCTGCTTCATTTTCAAGTGCGCCAGCTCTAACTATACAACAAGTGTCTCTACCAACGAAAGTATGCTCACCTTGATTACCGTCATAGTTATAAACAGTAAGTGTTCCTTTGTCTTCGTCTTTAGCTGTGATGATCGTTGAGTTTGTATTTACAATGATACACTTAATACCTTTTTTCTTACACGCCTTTTGTATAAGATCAGCAGTAGTGTTTTCTTTAGGGTCTTTTGAGTTAGCCACAGTTACCATAGCAACCGTGATCGCTTTATCTCTACGACCTATATCTGTTTCTGTAATAAACTCTTTAAACTTGGGTACTTGCATTGTTAGTATTATCCTTAGGTTCCACTTTTTTCCCTATATTATATTTCGCTGATAGGTTCCACTCTTTCTTTTCCTTAAAAGGTAATACTTTGATTTGTGATAATGGAGCTTTGTCTTCCGACTTTGCTTTGTCCACTATGTCGATTAAATTCCAATCTTGTAATAAGATAGAGATTGTGTTTCTTCTTTGAATATCGTTTTGGGTTAAAGTTGCTTTCTTACCATCTAATGCAAATAGTTCTTTAAAATGTGTTATGAAATACTTACCTTGTTTGTGTAATATGTGACAACTTTGGAATAGTGTCTTGTCTTTTCTACTTGCAACACCTATTCTAGTTAAAGTCTCTCTGATCTTTAAAAAGTCATCTGGTTGCTTGATGGTAACTTCTAACATGCTGTCAGCAGTCCAATTAATTTCTTCTTCGCTCATTTTGTTCTCCCACCCTTTAAAAGGCTAATTTTAATTAATTCAATTTGATCTTCAGTAAGTATATTAAGAGCGTCTTTTGCCTTCTCATTACTATAACCATAATACTCTTTTACATACTCTAAATTCTTCAACTTGGCTTGTGATAACCACTTGCCACCAAATCGCTTCTTTTTTCTAATACTATTTATGTAAAAATTAAACTGGACTTTCTTATCTAAAAAGTGATACCCATTCATTTCGTTTGCTTGAGCAATACAATCGTAATGAACGGACATACATTTGTTTATAACGAAAGGAGGGTACTTCTTTTCCCATGTTTCGTCTTCCGTATCTAATAGTTTTTCTTTGCTGAAATTGATCGCATTAAGATAGTCTCTCAATTCATACATAATATAAAGTTCTTTCTATAATTTTCTTTTATTCTTACTGCCTCTCATATAGTGTTCACCTGGTTCGTAATCCCAACGCATACCATGATGTCCTCTTATGTCCGCATAGAACATTCTCAATTTAACTATCAATGTCCGTAATATCGTTCTTTTTGCCATTTCTCGTATAACTCCCTTTACCTTTTTTTGGTTTCACTACACTAGGTTTAAACTTCGGAGTTCTTACTTCTTTGGCAACAGGATTGGTTTTGAATATTCTATCCCAACTTTCCCTGTACTTGTCATTTGATAATCTACTTCTACCGTCCCACTTACCTGGCATAATGTTCTCGTTTTCTTCTATTTAGTTTATTTAAATTTACAACCCGCCATTATCTCTGTTAAACAAGCGACCATATTGATCTCTTGGTCAGCGACAAACGCAGACTTGTATTGATAACCAGCGATAATCAATATCGCTTGTGGTACCGACTTCGCATCTAAAGAGGTATATAACGTCTCATACAACGTCTTAAACAAGGAGGAAGCCTCTTTGTCTAGGTTTTGTACCACCCATTTTCTCATGTCATTAAAACGTTTATCTTTAAGAAGTGTAACTAGTTCTTTGGTATTCGCCTCACCTAGATTGAATAATATACCACTATCAATTTTACCCCTTACGGAATATCTTTGTAGTTCGTTTATTGTTCTTCTAAAGTCAGGATAGTATTTTTGTATTAACTCTGCTAATACTTTCTTATCAAACTCTATATTTTGATCTTTAAGTACACCCTCTAGTCTGGCTAGAAAGGCAGTAGCAGTTTTAACTCTTTGACCATTTACAATCTTAAAATCAATAACAGTACATCTACTGTGTAGAGCTGGTATGATTTTGTTTTTGTAATTACAAGTAAAGATAAAACGACAATTCTTATAAAAGGTTTCTATAAAATTACGAAGCGCTGGTTGAACACTATCAGCATTCATATAATCAGCCTCGTCTATTATAACAACTTTATGATTGGCGTCTTCAGTAAGAGAAACAGTAGAGGCAAAGTTTTTAATTTTACTTCTTACTGTATCAATTTGCCTACCTTCATCGGAACCATTAATGATGATATAATCAGCACCTAGTTCTTCACATAAAGCTCTAGCGACAGTAGTCTTACCTGTTCCAGCGCTTCCTGATAAAAGTAGATTTGGTATTTCTTTTTGTTTTAGAAATTCAGTAAATGTATTCTTTAAGTCTTCACTTAATATACAATCACTTATCTTCTTTGGTCGATATTGCTCGACCCATAAAAAATCAGACATTTAAAACCTACCTTAAAATTCAGAGTCAGGTTCTAATGCTATCCAATATTGTACAGCTTTGTTTCTGTTTACAAAATGAGAAATCTTCGCTTTTGAAATCGCAACATCATAATCATCAACAATCTGTTTAAAGTTTTCTGTTCTAAAGTAAGCAGTAAACTTCTTATCTGTTTCGCCTACATCAATAGAGTATGCGTTAGATGATTTGTTTTTCTTATCAGTTGCAATCATTTTAACTGTCTTACCGTCACCTGTTACAGCAACATCTGGTAGATTTAAGGTAGTTGTACCTTTCATTAATCTAGCAAAGTCATCTTTCTTTAAAGTAAATGTAACATGTTTATCTGGCATGTTGATACCTTTACTTGGAGATACGATAACTGATTTGTCAGCAAAGAAGTATTTGATTGATTGTGATGCTTGTGATATCTTAACATTAGTACCACCGTTAAATTTAAGTTCTGGTTTTTCAAATAGTTCAACCGATCTTAAAAACTCTGGTAAATCGTATATCGCAAACTCGTCTTCAAACTTTTCACTTACCTCAGCCTCTGCCAAGATGTTTTTCATAGTAGAAATAGTTTGTATTTTGTTTCCCGGTTTAACCAAAATGTTTTGATTAATATCCGAAAAGTTTTTTAGCACATTAATTGTGTCGCTTGTTAGGTTCATTGTTCACTCCTTTTCATAATTTAATATAATATAATTGTATCATAGTTTAGTTTAATTGTCAACCCTAGTTGTTCTTCCCTAGTTCTAACCAATGTAGTACGTTCTCAGGTGAAGACTCACCATATGGGTCTCCATCAAAGTTATCTGACTTACCAGGTTCTTCAAAGACTTTGTTTATAATGCCATCATCAACTATCATAGCATATCTCCAAGATCGGTAACCAAATCCTATTGCGTCTTTTTTGACGAGCATACCCATTTGTCTAGTAAACTCACCAGACCCATCAGGTATTACTTTAACATTTTTTATCTTCTCGTTATTCGCCCAAGCGTTCATAACAAAAGAATCGTTTACCGATATACAGTAAATCTCATCTATAAAATGTTTTTTAAATTCTTTTTGTAGATTATCATAACCAGGTAACTGTTGTGATGTACAAGTAGGTGTAAAGGCTCCTGGTAAACTAAACAATACTACTTTTTTACCTTTGAAAAGATCATCAGTAGTTTTAGTAACCCATTTGCCATTGTCAAATGTACAACCACCGTCTTCTCCTATATCGCCTTCTCTTATTTTAAATTCAATTTTTGGTAACATAATATCCTCTTTATTTATTTTGTATAATCAAGTCATCATTATATAAGGAAAGCGCTAAGAAGTCAAGTCTCATTGCTTTCTACTTATAGAAATTCACTAGGCTGAGGATCCCTACCAGTTCCCTAGTGAATATCTATAAGTGCCACTTTTTTGTTCCCGCAGGAGTGGCAACCTGCGTTTTGCGACACCGAGATAAATCTCGGGTTTTTACACCGTCAAGGACTTATGAAATGCCTGACCATAATATATATACATCAAAGTATAGTGTAAAATCTAAAAACCTCTTTCTAATCTATTTTTTCTTTGGTTCTTTTTGTGATTAGCAATGCCTTCTTTTTTCTTACGTCTTTTCTTCTCAGAAGGTTTTTCATATACAGACCTTTCTTTAGCTAGTCTAAAGGTGCCTTCTTTAAGACACTTCTTTTTAAGAACTCTCATTGCCTGTTCTAAATTTCCGTTTCTAACATCTATTTTAATACTCATAATTTATTTACCTCCTCTCCTATAAGTGTAATAACGTGGGTGGCCACTACACCACCCACAAGGACTACACTATGATTGATAGATTTAGTATCCAGATGAATCCTCATCTTTATCCGACTCACTATCATTGTCTTTCATTTGCTCGGTTAGATCAGATTTCTTCTGGTCGTCCATAATGCTTTCAGCATTGGCACCAGCGTCAACCTTTGTATATAACTCTACAAACGAATTCTTTGTATCATCATCAAATCTATTAGTACACATTTGAATTGCTTTCATTTTGTTATCAAAGATAGCAAAAGCTTGTGTGATATGCACTAGTCTTCTAGTTGATATGATCTCATCAACACCACCATCAAAATAAGTTTTTCTGATTACATCTGCCCAAGTAGTCAACTTGTCAACAAACTGATCATCTGTCTTACCAGCGGCTTTTAACGTGTTGGTTAATATCTTTTTTTCAATCTTCATTGTTGGATAAGATTGTTCAAATGTAATTGGGAACCTTTCAAGGAACGCCTCATTCAAAACATTAGTACCGATAAACTTACCGTCTTCGGAACCTTGACCTTTTGTATTCGCAGTAGCGATAACATTAAAGCCATCTTTTGGTTTAACGAATTTGTTAATCTTTTTAACAAAGACACCTGAACCCTCAAGGATAGGTTGTAAACACATAATCTTATTACTTGCCAAGTCAACCTCATCAAGTAAAAGAACTGCGCCTCTTTCCATCGCCTCAATTACAGGACCATTCTGCCATACAGTCTGGCCATCTTTTAATCTATAACCACCAAGTAGATCGTCTTCATCTGTCTCAATAGTAATATTAACTCTGATCAATTCTTTTTTCAACTCGGCACACGCTTGGGTTACACCCATCGTTTTACCATTACCTGAAAGACCTGTAATGAAACAAGGATAGAATTGACTCGATTTTATAATTTGTTTTACATCTGGATAGTTACCAAACGATACGAATATAGGATCCTTCTTCGGAACTATATTACCTACTAAACTTGAAACAACATAAGCGGCTTCTGTCTTCGTAGTTTCAACAGGCGCCTTAAGACTTCTTGCTGGAATATCTTTCTCACCCATTAACTGTTCGTTCTCGGTAGCTTTACCTTCAAGTGGTAACTTGTAAGTACCTCTATCAACTTTGTACTTATCTGTTTTCAACCACGAGGGATTGTTTAATTTCTTTTTTGATACCAGAGAATTAATCTCACCTCTAGTAAGAGTATCTTTCTTGTAGTGTTTATACAAAACATCAACTTGTTTTTTTTGACTAGTGTTTAAGTCTATCATAGTGTTTCCTTTATTTTTTCTCATTGTTTATATACTAATAATATCAGGTTTTGTTTGAATTGTCAACCCCTTAAATTGCGTTGTTATGTCTATCTTATTCATTACGCAACCTCCTGAATAAATTGATTTAACAATATTCTACTGGCGATTCGACCTTTCATTGACTTTTTAAACAACTTAGCGATACCACCGACTTTCATATCATCTTTAATACCATCTAAATTTGTATTCTCAACTTTCATAGTTTTACCATTTAGTAAAAAGTATTTACTGTAACCTGTTTGTGGTACCTCAGCAAATCTGTTTTTAGTCATTGATGATCTTATCTTAGCTCTTTTTAATTCTTTATCAGCGTAATCTTTATAGTCACCAATGTAAGAATCCATATCCCATGTTCTTAATTTTTTAGTCACAAAGAAACCAATAGTTGATACACCATGTCTTTGTCTAATAATATCTAATAGTAAACCTGTGTATTCATTACTTCTATAAAATCTACCGTCTGTTGGTGTAGTATAAGATTTTTTACCAACTTTAATAACTGGCGTAGTACCATGTGTGATATTTGACTCACCATCATCGCCCATAGTAGACCCAAAACACCAGTTAGCGCCGCCGTCTGTAAGAGTAATCACGGACATTTTTTCAACCTTGTTTCTACTTTTGAATACTGGTATCATTTCATTCAACGCAACAATCGCTTGATTTAACGGAGTCGAACCTAAGTAATACTCTGACGGACAATTGAAGTTGTCGCCATCCCATGATTTTCCACTAAGCGAATTAAAGTATCTACCATGATATGATAGTGCCATTGACCAGATGTACATTAACGACTCATCTAGTTTAGTTTTTTTCATTCTGTTATTAGCGATACAAACTAAATGACATTTGTCCATAATGGCGTCACCATATTTGTAATCAAAAACTTCTTCACCTTGTTTACTTTTTCTATCTATAGACCAAGCTGATCCACCAACTTCACTTGTAAAGAAATAAACTTCATAAGGAATATTAACTTTTTGACAGAACCAAACTAAATTCATAAGTTGTTCTGTACTCTGTTTAAGACTATCACACATTGAACCTGACCAATCTAACATCATAATCATACCATGATTTTTAGCGTCTGGTGTAATAGTTAATCTTTTAAATATATCATCACTAAATTTGTAATCTTTTAATTTTAGAGGGTCAATAGTACCTGTCTTGTCTGTACTTGATCTCTTATGAGCAGTCGCCGCTTTTTTCATTTCAAACTCTTTAACAAGATACATTACTGTTTTCTTATTTTGATTTTTGAAATCTTTGTATGCACCTTTTAACCAATTGTAATATATAAGATCACTTGGATATTTTCTAGTACAATCTACTATGTGCTTTCTCATATCGTTTAGAAACTTGTCATTAGAAACAATCATATCTTTTAATTTAACTTTTGGTAAAGTAAAATATGAATAACTTTTTTCTTCGTCATGTAAACTTGACATTTTAGATTCCATCTTCTCATTAGTAATTGAAACTAGAACACCTGGCGCAACACCTTTACCACCACCGTCTTTTGCTTCGGAATTTACAGCAGTCTGTTCGTCACTATCTTTTTTATCTTCACCATTGTCTTCTGATTCTTTTGTTTCACCGTCACTAGACTCTGCGTCTTTACTTTCACTAGACTCTTCATCTTCATCTGTCTTGTCAGTTAAGTCGTAGTTTTCAGCGATTGGGTGATTATCAAAATCAGGTAATTTTTTCATCTTCTCTAAATCTTGTTTCTGCCAATCTAACATTAGTTTAGCAAGGTCAACAACATCATCAAACGTATTCAATGCGTCAACCTTACTTAACCAATTATGATCAACATTACTAAACAAAATCGGTAATCTTTTTGAAGACTTATAAAACAAGTTGATCTTATCAATCAACATTAATTCTTTGTTTAGGTCTTTACCATTAGTACCAAAGAAATTTTGTTTTTCTAATATATCAAAACCATTTAAGTAATTCTTAACAACACCTGGGTATTGTTTTTGTATAATTCTATCTATTCTACAATCTTCTAATACATTTACATATGATCTTAAAGAGTCATCTTCGATCTTTGCCCAACCATCTGCGGGTGTATGTAAAGCGTGAGCGCATTCGTGTGCGATTAACATATCGTAAACATCACCTTTTTGATTTTTGAAAACTGGTAATGTTAAAACTCTATGTTTCGTATCAAACGAAGCGGTTTTAACTTTGTTATGTTGTACTTGAATATTCTCGGTAGCGATTAACTTTGCGAGAATTGATTTTCTATCTAAATTTATTGTTTGTGTGTCCATACAAGCTAATATATCAGGATCAGATGAGAAGTCAACCCTTATAATTGCTAGTGTTTATCTGGGTTATTTGACGTAAATGTTCTTACTTTGTTCTTTTTAACACTTTTTCGTATATATTTGACGCTAGATTCTTCATCATTAGGGGTGCAACCATTCTTCCGATTCGTTCAGCTTGTTTATCAAACTTACCTTGTAACTTGTAATCTTCGGGTAATCCCATCAATCTCTTTAATTCAGGTATAGTAAACTTTCTATTTAACGCATAATGAAATACACCTGATACACTCATTTGTTGTCCTCTTTGTGTTAGTGTTGGACAAGGTAAATGTGGCGCTGGTCTTATCATATTAAACATTGATCTTTTAGGGTTTATATCAATAAAGTCAGGATCACTAGGTTTTCTATGTTTCTTTGGATTAAATTCTAGTAGTTCTATCCACTTCTTTTGAAAGCCTTTTTGTACATAATCAAATAACTCTTTCTCTTGTTCTGGGTCATTTACACAATCCTCAATCGCTTCTCTTACACCTATGTGTTTTAATGTAACTGGCTCTGGATATATCTCATTTTCTAAAGTCATAAAGTTAAGACCTGCTTTTTCCATAATGTCATGTCTTATCGCTACAAAGAAACATCTTTTTCTATCTTGTGGTGTTTCAAAGTCAGCGGCACTCAATACTTTATATACAGTTTCGTAACCTAGTTTATCAAATTCGTTTATAATTTTGTTTCTATATTCTTTGGCTTCACCCATAGTTATACCAGCAACGTTCTCACCAATAACAACCTTTGGCATTATGTCTGCTGTAATTCTAGTAAATTCAAAGAACAAGTCTTCTATATTTTCTACTTGTTTTCCGTCTGAATATGTCTTGGTTTGATCCCAACCCTTTTCTCTTTTACCTGCGATACTAAACGCAGAACATGGTGGCGAGCCATCTAGTATATCTAACTCACCTTTCTTAATACCAGCGATCTTTAAAAAGTCTTCGCCTGTAAGTTTCTTTATATCATCTGGTAAAACAGGTGTGTTTGGATAGTTCTCTTTGTATGTTTCAATCGCCGCTTCTACAAACTCATTAACAGCGAGTATCTTACCACCAGCCATTCTATAACCTGTGGAAGAACCTCCACCACCAGCAAAAGTAGATATAACATTAAACAACTCTTTATTAGAGTTATCTATTACATCTTTCATATAGTATGGTTTGTATGGCATTGTTTATATAGTATCAGGTTTCTTGTAAAATGTCAATGTTCTAGGGTAAGTATCTATTGTCGTTCTTAACGGCTCTCATTTTAACAGTCTTATCCATTTGTTTCTCTGCCTTTTTGTATGCTCTATCTAGTTTCATTTTACTAGCATATTCAGTAAAGTTCTTTCCTAGTATATGATCATATTCGTGTTGAAATATACGAGAAAACATACCATCTAAAGAACCTTCTTTTAATTCACCCTTTTCATCTTCATACTTAACGACTATCTTACGTGGTCTTGTAATAGATAAAAATACAAATGGGAAAGTTAAACAACCCTCTTTCATAACAACAGTATCAGCGCTAGCCGATATGATCATAGGATTAAAACAAGATAGTTTCAAACCATTTTCTAAACCAGCATGATCTCCTAATACGAACATATTGAAAGGTAACCCAACTTGATTACAAGTTAGACCTATTCCACCATACTTTTTCATTGTTTCAAACATAGAATCACTTAACTCTTTTCTATCTTTAAAGCCTTCTTCTTTTAACATGTCGTCACTAAAAGGTGCGATTGCCGATTGTACTCTCATATCTGTTGGTGGTATTAGTTTTATTTCTTTAGCCATTTTTTAACTCCGTAAAATTATGTTCTTTCTTAAACTGAATGATGTTGGTAAATTTATCAAATAGTATATCTCCTTTGTGTGATATAATAAAGATATTCTCTTTGCCCATATTTCTTACAATCTTAAAGAAATCATCTGTACCTTGTCCATCTAACGAGCTATCAAATATTTCATCTAGTATTAAAAGATTTGTATTGGCACTGTTCTTCATCTTCGCAATAGCACGCCATGTAAATACTAATGCTAAGTCTATTCTCATCTTCTCACCCTCACTAAAGTTATTGTAGTCAAAGGTATCTCTATGTCTGCTTTTTACTTCTTCTTTAAATTCTTCATCTAAATAAAATGATACAAAGAAATCCATAGCTTGTAGATGTTGATTAATTAAACTATTCATAATCGGTAGATACTTTTTAATGATTTTAGCCTTGGCGCCTCTATCAGATAATATCTCTCTAGCAACATCAAGGTATTTCTTCTCTTCAGTAATTCTAACTAGTTCAAGTTTTGTTTGTTTTAGTTGTTCTTGTAAATCAACCAAACTCTTTTCTATATCTTTATCATCTTCGTTCTTACCATCTAGTAATAATATCTCATTGTGTAATGAATCAGAAAATCTTTTAAGTTCTTTTAGAGAAGATTCTACTTTAGATAAGTCTATCTTATTCTCATATAGTTTAGTTGATATACCATTAAACTCTGTAATCTTGGTTTCTGTTTTGGCTAGTTCAGCCATTAAATCTTTCATACCTTGATTAAGTGTGACTACAACAGTTCGCTCTTGTTCTATCTTTTTGTCTCTAAATGTTTCTTCAATCTTTTGAGTACAAGTTGGACAGTTATCATTCTGTTCAAAAAACTCTAAATTTCTTTCATGCGTTTTTAAATTTTGTTCTATCTTTGTTTCTAGTTTCTCTAATTGTTTTAGTTTTGTTTCGTATTGAGGTCTAGTAGATACGCTGATTTCTAGTTCTTTAAATTCTTCTTCTAGTCTTTCAGACTTTCTTAAATATGATTCAGTGGCGTCTTTGTTCTCTTGTAGTTTAGCTTTCTTAATATCACTATCGCCTGAGCTTCTATTCTTTAATTCATTAAAGTGTTTTGTTTGTAATTCATGTTTAGATTCTATTATATCTACTTGGTGCCTAGCTTCTACTATTTGTTTACCTAATTCTGTTTGTTGATTTCTAGTAAGAGAATCCATGTGTGTCAATACTCTTATGTCTAGTATTTCTTCTACGACCTCACGTCTATGTCTTGGTCTCATCTGCATGAATGGTTGATAAGAAGAAGAACCTAATACAGCGATTTGTTTAAATGCTCTATAATTCAATCTTAATATTTGATCTTCTAATATCTTTTGATAATCAACACTAGAAGCATTTTGATTTTGTAATACACCATCTGAATAGATTTCAAATATAGCAGGTTTAATACCTCTTATTATTTTAAAATTTTTTGTTCCAACTTGAAACTCTAACTCAACGACTGTATCCGCATTATTAATAGTATTAACTATCTGTTCTTTTTTGATTTGTCTAAATGGTCTATTGAATAGCGCAAAACATAATGCGTCTAACATAGTTGACTTACCAGAACCATTAGCACCAATCATCAAAGTCATTTGTGATTTGTTTAGTTCTATCTCAACAAACTGAGAGCCTGTTGATAGAAAGTTCTTCCATCTAATTTTTTTAAATAATATCATCTTTCACTTGCTTCAGTATATAAGTCTTTCATAACTTCTTTAAGTTTGTTTTTATCTAAATCACTATCTATCTGTTCTATATAGTTACCTAAAAAAGTAATTGTATCTTCACCTTCTTCTAGGATATTGTCTTTTACAGATGCTGTTACGTCTGGACTTAAATCTTCTATTATATTAATTTCGTGTGTATCTATTGTGGTATGTAGTCTATCAATTAAATTACTAAACATTTCTTCATTAGTTTTATTAGTTATAAAAACTTTTACAAAGCAATCTTTAAAGTGTTCTAAATCTAACTTACTATAATCTTCTTCTTTATCATTGTAAACTAATTTCTTATGTATTCTAATTGGATTAGGTATTCTAGTTAGTTCTCTTGTTTCTGTATCTAATATATGAAAACCTTTTGGACACTTATAGTCTGACCAAGTAATTTCATATTGAGAACCACAATAATGTATTTGACCATCATCAGATTTCTTATGAAAGTGACCAGAGATAACTTTTTCGAATCTATGAAACATCTTCTTATCTAAACCTTGATTATTGAAAGCGCCATTGTGCATTTCAAAACCTTTAATCTCTAAATGACCTAGAGCGATTTGAGCATTACTTGTTTCTATTTCATTAATAGAGTGGTTATGGTTATCATCACATATCCAAGGTATTAAACAAATGTCAGTTCCCCCAAAATTTACAGTAGTTGCTTTCTCATATATCCATGGTTCTTTTACTCCATCAAATGTTGAACATAGTTCTTTGATAGCATTTACTTCGTTTGTATTCTTAAAGTATGTATCGTGGTTACCTAGTATGATATGAGTATCAATACCTTCTCTATACAATCTATGCATAAAGTCTTCTCTAAATGTATGAGCTGTTTTGAAGTTGATAAACTTTCTTCTATCTACCACATCACCTAAATGAATAAGTGTTGTTATGTTATTCTCTTTTAGATATGGAAAAAATATCTCATTATAGAATCGCATGAAGTAATCCAGAAATGCGGAACTATCGTTTCTCGCACCGAAGTGTGTATCGTTCAGTAGGGCTATTTTCATGCTTTAGAATAGTTTAGATGTTGATTTTCTTACTCTTGTTTTTTTAACTTTCTTTTCTACTTTCTTAGGAGCAGAGTCTTCCATGTTTAAATTCTTTTGTAAAAACTCTCTAAACTGATTCTTAAATTCAGCGTCATCACCTGGTTGTAGAGCCACATCATCATAATTACTATCCATAATAAGTCTATGTTTAATAGTAGTTTGTTTCTTCTCTTTTTGTATTCTTCTTATGAATGCATAATAGATTATTTGTGTGAAGTATGCGAAAGGGTTACTTGACTTAGCTGGATTGAAGTTGTCCAAGTATTGTAGACAGTTTTCAATACCATCACTAACCATGTCGTCTCTAAATGTATAATTTATGAAGTTAGGTCTATATGATAAGTGATTCGCTATCTTTAGAAAACAACTACCGATATAATCACTAACCATTGGTTTATCTTTTTTCTCTCTTTCGGCTTTTCTTACACTTTTTCTATACACAGTCATAGCCGCTAGAAATTCTTTATTATTAACGTAATGTTCTTTTTTTGCTTTACTCATATTCTTAATATATCACCTTTCTTTATAAATGTCAATGTTTTAAGCGTGCCTAATTATATTTATTTTGGTTCGTATCAGCGTTGACTTTTCAATCACTTTGTGTTACAATGAGCTTGTTGAGCGATCAGAGGAATAGAGTCTATTAGTGTAGCGTCTTAGCAGGAATATCATAATCATCAAATTCATCTTCTTCAAATATCTCATTAACTTTATCATTGTCCTCGTCACTTAACCTCTCTCTTTTAAATACAGTCGAGGGATCTTTTTTACCTATAGGCTCCGACTGATCATATCCAACAACAACATGCGTATAAGATTTACACATATCAGGATTAGCATTTACAATAGTCAATATCTTATCTTTAGGAATAGTTAGAACTGCGTCTCTAGTATAAGGAGACCACTTGATTAAAGCTACATAGTCTTTTAAACCCTGAGCTGTAAACTGTGGAATATACTTTACTTGTAGAGGTCTATTTAATCTTAACAAAGGAGACTTCTCTCCAAGTTGTGTCAGTGGTAATGAACAAACTATATCATCACCATTAATTAACTTGATAATCTTAATTGGTTGTTTTTCCATTTTTGGTTCCATTAGTTAGCTCTACGTTATGAATTTCGTAATCGAAGTCCTCTCCATTGTATATATTTATCCTTTCTCTAAAGTGTGCCAAAGTATAGTTCTCTTTACCATTGTGGCTTATGTCGTCACTTATATCATATAGTGTCGCAGTGCCTTTATTATCTTTAAGTCTTAATCCTCTACCAATACTCTGCAGATTTCTTATCCTAGATTTAGAAGGACTAGCAAAAATAATGTTATGCAAATTCCGTATATTAATTCCGGTTGAAAAAGTGCCGTAACTAGCAACAATAATGGCGTTGTCAGATTTCTCGGTAATCTCTCTAATCTTTTCTCTTTGTTCTGTGTCAACTCCTCCGTGGACATAGAAGACTTGCTTGTCTGTTGCTCGTTCTCGTATAGATTCATATAAGTTCTTTCCGTGTTTCTCTACATATTGAAATAGGCATAGTGTGTTACCATTTAGTGAAGTCGCCAAGTTTCTTATATATTTATTTCTTTTCTCATTTGACACCAAGTAATCCATTTCTTCTTGGTAAGTCTTATCTTTCAAAAAGTGTCTAGCAGTTTGATCATGTTGTAATACTAAACACATAATTTTTAGTTGTGCTAGTTTACCCTTTTCTATTAACTCACTTGTTGATACTACTTTATTCACAGCACCAAACAAACCCTCTAATACTAATTTGTGTGTTTTACTTCCATCTAAAGTTCCTGTTAACCCAACTCGGTATTTGGTCTTTTCTAATTTTGTCATTAATTTTGTAAGTGACACAGCTTTGAATAGATGAGCTTCATCACCTATAATCATACCAAATTGAGTAGACCATTTCTTTGGTAAATTATATACAGACTGCCAAGTAGATATGATAACTCTCTTATTAGTTTCTTTTTCATGTCCAGAATATATCCTATGTACGTTTCTTTCACTATTATAACCATAGTCCTTAAAGTCTTTAAATAACTGCTCTACAAGCGATGTAGTGGGCACTATAACAAGGATCTTGTCTTGTTTAGTATCTTTAAGTCGTAATAGATTATATATTAACATAAGATAGATTATGAGAGATTTACCACTTGCTGTAGGAGATACTAATAAACATCTATCTTGCTCAACTGAATACTTGAAAGCTTCTCTTTGATAATCTCTAACTTCATATGGTAGTTTAAGAGCTTTGATTAGTTCATCAATCTTACTATCATCAACTGTCTTCTCTTTAATCTTTGTTCCATCAACTACATGTATATTGTTTTCTTTACACCAATTCTTTATATAAAGATAGAGACCAGCATATATCTGACCAGTTGCATAAGAGAATAATCTGATCTTGCCGTCCCAAACTCTATTCTGGTATGCTGGCATAAACTTATAACCTGGTACTTCAAATGTAAAATACTCACCAAGTTCTCTACGAATATCAGCCTCAGCTTCTATCTTTAGATATACTTCGTTTACTTTATCTATGATTATGTATCTAGTTGTTGTCATTATACAAAAGGTTTTCCTACAATCCAACCAACCAATGTCTTTCTAATACCACTTGTGACTTTATCTACCTTGTGCCATTTGTGACTAGGAAAGATAACCATTGATCCTGTTTTAGGTTTAAATAATTGTTCTGAATGTTTTAATGGGTTAGGGTGTGGTTCACATATTCTAAAATCACCACCCTCGTAATCTTCGTTTAAAAATAATGTAAAACTTAATTTTCTAACAAGACCATTGCCGTATGGTTTAGTATGACTATCAACATGCCAATCATAATGATCGCCTATATTGTAAACTGAATATTGTAATGGTTCAAACTCTTTTAATAGAAAGTTCCAATTACAATTCTCATTTACTTCATTAATAGTAGGTGTTAGTTTTTCTATAAGGTTGTCGTTCTTTAACCAAGTAATATTTGACTTTCTATTATTGTTATCGCCATCAGCAATAACTGCCTTTGTCTTCTCTTGGATATCTCCTTGTGTAATTACTCCTTCACAAAACCATTTAGAAAAGGCTTCTTCTTTAATATAATAT